CTGCAATCTTTTCATGTACCGGATCATTGGTATACCGGTCAAATTCGTAATCGATCGCCGGTGCGTAACCAACTACGTCCGATCTTTCAGATGCTTCATCCACATACTGCCGGCTGTACTCTGTCGAGTTCTTTCCATCCGACAGCGATGTAAATCCCGTCATTCTGGTAAATGTTTCTCCTGATCCGTTAGCATCCATAAAAGCCACTCTCTTATGTCTGCCAACTAACATTTTTTCACTTGCCATTTCTTCACACTCCTTACTTATAAATCAATCTGCATATCATCTGATACCGTCCCAGATCGACCTCTGTACTAAATAAATAGCCGGACTGCAGCACTTCTACCCTGATAGCATCGTGCCCGTCCAGCTCTGGAACAATATCATTCAAGTTATTCTGTTCTGTCCACTCTTCAAAGTTCTGATAAAACCCACTGTTGGCAATACCGGTTCTGGCGTCCCCATCATAGGCTTCCTTACTTGTCAGAGCGAACTGGAACTGCTTCAGACAGCTCCCGTCCACATACCTCTTGTAAATGGGATCTGCTCCAATCGGATCAATGGAATATTCCATTCCATTACCTAAGCGATCAATATTGATCTTTCGGTTGTCAATATCCGGATACATCCTCACATACTCCCGGATACTCTCAATAATCGTTTTTCTTTTACTGTCCGGCAAGTTTCTCAGCTCCTTCCCTGATGGCATCTTTATGGCTCGCTTTCATTGTTTCAAACCATCTTGCCTTAGTTTTATGCTCGTAATACTGCCGGCGGGCATATGGGGCAAGGTATTCAATAGAACCAGAACCAACCACCGTACCAAGCGTCCCAGACTTAATCAACATCCCGGTTCTCCTTGGTGTCAGTGGATTCATGTAGCGCAGACACTCGGAATCCACAAATGCCTGCGCCCTTGAAAATCCCTCCGCTTTTTTCTGTGCGAATCCCGGAGCCCATTCCAGCCGTGCCGTGGTAGAACCATTCTTACCAGTCACTGTAAATACGCTGCCTCTCGGAGTTGTGATTCGGAAGTCCTTCTTTCCTGCCATCTTACTCGCCTCCGATCCGCCAGTGCGGAGTCGTACCGAACCGATTATCAGACCAACTCGTCACCTTGCAGTGTTTCTGGAACACGGCTTTCAGATCTGCAGGTCTTTCAATCTCAATCTGACACTCTCCCAGGACAATCTGATCATCATTCTGTATGGTCCAGTATCCATAACCGCCACAGCAGACGAACTGATCCGGCGGAAGATACTGCCCTGTTTCCGGAATATCCGCAGGAATCCGGATTTTGTAAACCTCCGCACTTTTCAGTCCGTTATCTGTAATTGCAGTCTTATGGTCTACATGAACGTGGACACCATGCAGGACGGTTCGGTTCCAGGTATCGTAATGTGTGGAATCACCGCTTATTCTGTTATAAACCGTAATGTCACTATTCGTAATCATCATCCACCGCCAAATCCATAAGTCCTGTATTTACCAGATATACTTCTGCAATCCTGTACAGCATCGAATCTACTGATCGGCTTACATCAAACGATACTGAATACCCATCGTTGTTCTCAGATGTTATTCCATCTCGCTGATCATACTTATATGCACAATCACACATCTCACAAAGTGCTGTCTTCGCCTGTACCGGCCAAGCGCCTTCCTCCATTCGTTCAAACGTATATCTGTTCAACCTGGCGCTCATCTTCAATTCAATGGATTTCCAGTGGCTCTCTGAAATCAAAGAGCCACCAAAAGAATCCTTGTAATACTCATATGTTACATTCACCTGATCACCTCCTACTCTGCTACAGTATGAACATAAATGCCATCCTTTTTGTTGTCTTTACATTCTGCAATTCCAACAGTTCTGTATCCGAATTTCCATCCATCTGCAGTCTGGTTCTGATCCGGAGAAATAACCTTAGATACAGTGTGTTTCTGGTACTGAATTGCAGCCTGTTTATCAACAATCAGGAAGTTCATTGCAACTGCACCGGTATCTTTTGTAAATCCTCCGGCACCGGAAGCATTCAGTTTTACCTTGTCGTAAAATCTTCCTGACGGAACCTTGATGATTCCTGCAAATCCTTCAATTGCTTTCTTGGATGCAGTTGTATCCAAGTCCTCAATCAGTCCATATACTGTCGGATTGATAAACAAATAGCATGTGCTAAGATTTGCCTCGGCATTCTCAATTTTTCCTCTTGCAGTTCTGAGCGCTGCTAAAGCTTCTTTTCCTGTTGCAAGAGCAGCCTTTACTGTTGTAACACCTGGAATCTGTGCATAAGATGCCAGTCTGTATGCATCAAGTTCCGGTACAACCTGGGTTCTTAAAAACTCCCCTGAAAGACGTCCGAATGCAATTCCGGCAGATTCAATGTTATCCATTGCATCCACATTAAACATACGGCCTCTGTCATAAGCGCATTTCTTTGTCTCATAATCCAGAGTCACGTCACCGGCTACATAACCAGTGCTTTTGCTGTAATCCGCAAGCCCCTGCATAGACAACTTCGGGATCAGGATCTCATTTGCGTTTGCTCCCTCTTTTACCAGCTCATTCGGTCCATCCAGAACAGCTGTTAATGATGATAATTTATACACCTCATCCAAAAGTGTTGAATACTGTTTTCTAAGTGCAATCGTATTTGCCATTCTTCCTTACCTCACTTCCTATTTTTCCGGCAGTCCCATAGCAGCTCGAAGTGCAGCAACATCATCCGCTCCCGGATCTGCACCGCCACCGCCGCTTGTACCGCCAACCGGATTATTGATTGGTTCATTTGCTCCGAACAAATATCCATCAGACTTCTTTACATCCTCAAGCGCCTTCTTGATATCATCGGACTGATTCTTTGATTCTTTCAGAGCATCAATATTCAGCATAGCGATAACTGCCTTTTCATTTCTTCCGCCAGCAGCCTTCACTGCTTCTTTAACAGAATCCATAAACACACGGTCGGCTTCTTTTGCTGCATATTCATCATCTTTCGCCTTCAAATCGCCCTGAAGCTTTGTGATCTGTCCCTGCAGATCTTTCACATCCACACCTTCAAATTCTTTCAGCCTGGTGTTTACGTCATCCAATGAAGCCTTGTAATTATCTCTCTGGGAAACCGCCTTATCATAATCGCTTATGGTACGGTAATTTTCTTTCCAAGCCTTATCGAAATCCGTTTTCTTATCCTCTGGAACTTCCAATCCATACTCCTTCATAATCTCATAGATGTTTTTCACAGTTACATTCCTCCTAAAATTATTTATTAACCGCTCTTTCAGCGGTACGGGTATAGCCATCTAAACCTCTGGCAGGGTAGTTGTCCAGTTTAATGCCATATGACAGGGCATAAAAATAAGACGCTTAACCCTGCGTCTCAAAGGGAGATATCTGGACCACCTCCTAAAAATGAGTATAAAAATACCACCGGTCATTTTGACTGGTGGCAAAAAAACTATGGAATCAAATCCGTTATTCCTTTTGCTGCTTTATACATTTTCTGCATAATACTGTTTTCGCTCAAATATTCAAGACCTTTTAAAGTAAGCCGAATATCTTCCGCATCAACGTTTGTCTCTCCAGTTACATACTTCTGGATTGTTACCCCTTTGATATAACCGGCATCTAAAAGCATCTCAATATATTTATTCCAACGTTCATTGGATATTCTCAACGTCTCCGAACTAATACTATCTAAATTGCATTCTTCCAGATCCATTGATTTTTCCAATGCAGAAAGTATCTTGTAAATGATTTTAAAATTATCCATAACGTACCTCCTAGTTCGTTTGATAATATATATCATCTCTTATAGACTCTAGCATATGCGTTTTCGGGGTAGCCTCATAATCCTTTCCCATCCAGTATACGGACTCATCTTCAATGTAATCCATAAAATCAATTTTTGTATCTATATCTACCTCGAATACCCTATTGTTTTCAGATGTTAATACTTTTTGAACTAACGGATTGTCCGCATATTCTTTTTTTAAAAAATCTATTTGCTCTTGACTCAGTTCAAATTTACGCATTGTGCAGTCTCCTTACCAAATCCTTATCTGTCGGATTACATTGAATCAACATCCCGTTTTCCGGATTTATCGAAACAGTTGCTTTCTCACCGATATATCTCTGACTTATTCTTCCGTTCCTATCAGCTTTTGGATTTTTCAAATCAAGTGGGTTTCTCAGTGCATCTATAATTTCCCCTATCGTTACCCCTGATCTCGGTCGCTTCGTCTTTGGATCTTCCATCGTTCCGATTACTCGTTCTAGAAAATGTTTACTCTGACCTGTAATTCTTGCGCCATTTGATGTCTTAATGCCAACCACTGTCTTCTCAATTTCCTTATGAAGCTTGACATAATTCTCAAAACTTGACATCGGGGAAATCATTCCTTCTTTAACCGATTTCATATAGGTCTGCAGCAGTTCCCACTTCTTACTGTCATTATATTTCACCTGACCAAACTTTACAAGTGATCCAACGGAATCTCCCAGAACTTCTTTGTACCGCTTGTACTGTGCGATATCTTTTGAAGCGTTTTGGATCATCTCCGGTGGAAATAGCTTATTCTGCGCTTTACTATTGGTGGCAATTCTTCCTCGTCCATCAATATAAATCCGCTCTCTTTCCTCTTTCAATCCCATTTTCCGAGAAAATGCTGCATATTCGTTAAGCTGTCCCTGATATTTGGCTTTTTGGAGCATAACTTCCTGCCGATCAGCACCGCCATCCTGAAGCATCTGTACCTTTTCACGTTGCGCCCGCATTGCCGTTTCCATTTGGCGTTGTCTCTGCTTTGCCTCATACAGGGTGTACTCTTTGCCCTGGAACTCTTTTGGCTTGCTTTCCTTCCGGTTCTGTTCTTCGAGCCAGTCATCCGACCAGTTGCGTTCCGATATTCCCGGAAAGAACGGATAGTATGTGTGGTAGCAGTTAGCTCCCAGAAGTCCGGTCACGGTACCAAGTCCACAGACCGAATACAGCTGCTCCTTTGTCCAGACACGTCCTTGCCATACCGAATGCGCAGGTCGTGCTCCGGCATGCCATTCAACCTCGAAATACTCTGTTCCAAGCTTCTTGGCATTGTAGTCTGCTATTTCTCCGGTAAGATTCGCCACACCAGTCATCACAGCTCTTCTGGCAGCCACTTCTACCCGGCTTGCATATCCGGATCCATACTCAATCTTCCGAAGCCCACTGTTTGTCAGCTGCGTAACCACCCGGCGTAATACACTGCCATAGTCAAATGCTCCAGTCACAACGTCAAAGCAGGCATTGTCAAGATAATTTGTATAAACCTGCGATAGTGGCGTCAAAATCTTTCTTCCATTGTAATCCAGATAAAATCCAAGTGACTTAGTTACATTCTCCAGATCTTCCAGGCTCTGCTGAATGACCGCATCCGTGATCTGCTGCAGCTGCCTGTTCTCCTCATACGGGATAAACTCTGCATTGATCTGTTCGTAAATGTCCTTGTTCCGGACATATTCCCAGTCGATCACTTTATCGTACAGTTCAAACATTTCCGGATAAGACGCATCCAGTGTTTTCTTGATCTCTCTTTCGATATCCTCGGAAGAATATCCCAGAATCCGAAGTCTATTGATCTGCCAGTCTGCTGTACTGGTGATCTCGCCGGTCTTTTTGATCCGCCGGGCAATGTCCTGCAGAATCCATTCTTCCAGACCTATGTACCGCGCTGCAATCTTATCGGCAACTTGATCTTTGTATTCTTTTCGCATCCTACTCCATTACCTGATTCTGCTCTGGCAGTTTTGCCTTTGCGGTTTCTTCATCCTCGTTGTACCATTTCATCCGGTATTCCAACAAACTCATAACGCCCATGCTTACATCCTGCCGATCTTGCTGTCGTTCCGATTCTTCGTCTGCCAGAATGGAATCGTTAAATTCGCAGGTAAACTCCACACCGGACATATAAGATCCATTGTAGAACGCCAGAGCAGTTACAAATCCATTCAAGCACTCTTCCAATTTCCCCTGAATTGCGGTTACACGATTGTATTTCCTTGTCTTTGAAGCAAGCACCTCAGTAGCTGTCTTATCTACCTCCTGTGCATCGGAAAGATCTCCGTAGGCAAGGCCTACATTGAATTCGATTTCCCGTTTGTATTCTTCCAAACCTCTTCGGAAGGCTTCATCTCGCATCTCTGGAGAATATTCTTTATACAGTTCCTTATCTTTTCCATCATCAAGATTCAGCCCTTTATACAGGCGTTTCTTTAATCTCGGTAAATAGGTCTTTCCACCGCTCTTCTTCAAAGCTCTCTCGTCAATATGGATTGCACGTTCTCCGGAATCGTACTCCCAGTCCAGCCGAGCGCTCTGAATATCTGCTTTTCGGATCAGATTCTCCGCAGACTCATAGATCGATACGCCACAAGAAGAACCATCCACCTTATTCTCGATCGGATTTTGGTAATATCCAAAGTCCATCTGAACCATTCCCGGATAAATAACCGGTCCTGGAAGAATGTTCGCCCATTCCGCCACCTCTTCCAGACCGCAGATCTGCCCGATATCGCTCTGGCTCTGTGAATGATAGCATTTATTCTCAATCGTCAGATTGCCGTTCGTAAAATAATGCCGTTCAACTCTGGTATAATAATCATTTTCCCCGGCACACTTCACAACCAGAAAAGCAATATCATTCGGTGTTCCATCATCAGAAAAACTGATCGCAATGAATTTATCCGCCGCAACATATTCCGCCGTGTCCGGTCCAAGTGGTCTAAGAACCATTGCGCCAAGTGCCAAGCCTGTCTGCAGCTTCTTATTCATGTCTGATAAGCTCTTCTGGAGAACCTTATCCATCTTGTCATTATTTAAGATCTTGGCCTCCATCTCTACCAGTACAGAGTCTGCAAACTCACGGCAGATACCCTCTTCTAATTTCAGCGACTCTACCGTATCGTCACACCAGTCTGCATTTCCAACCAACATCTTTTTCCATTTATTGATGGCATCGATCATGGTCTGTGACAGCGCCACATCTTTGCCGATTATATTTTTTAAGGTCGTATAACTAAACATGCTCACTATCCTTCCCCATAGTCTTTTTAATCCATCAAACATCTTCCACCTCTTCTATCAGGTCCTTCATATCTCTTTCTATCGTATACTCAAACGCATCCAGACTATCAATATCGGTGCTGCCATCATCCAGACGCTCATCCTTGTCCGTTACATCTTTGTTCCATACCGCATCAGAAAATGCTGTCTGCAGGGACTTGCAATCGTCTGTTATCCAGAATCTTCCCGCTCCCATAAGCCTTACCGTGCAACGGATCCGGTCAATAATCGCTGCTTTCCTTGCTTTTCTGACAGTGATCCAAGGGAATCTTTTTTCTACTGCATTCCGGATAGAATTACCAAGTACGGTTTCTGCATTGTCGTAATAAACGGATTCCACGTTGCAATACTCCACATAATTACCGCTTTTTGCAAGCACCCCGTATTTATCGATTACCTCCTGAACAAAATCACAGAACAGCTCATCCAGCCTATTACTGTCAATATCTTCTTCTGCATCCTTTGCCATAATTCTCTTAGACATTACTGAAATTACATCCGCATAATCATCTGTGTATCCTCTGGCAACAAAAGAATGACCGGACTGATTTCCTCCGAAGTCAAGTCCGATCTCTATCGATACAATATCTGTTTTTTTGAATTGCTTATATTCTGCGTCACTTGCAAGTTCATTCAGCACCTCACATCTGTAAGCATCCGGATTATCTGCAAAACGTTTGTAGATCGCACCTTCTGCACGCTTCCAGAGTCCAAGGATTAACCGGTCATAATAAATCGTACCCTCATACTCCTTACAGAGCTCCTCCACATATTTCGGAGGTAAAAAAGGATTGTCAAATATCGTATATTTCTGCAGATAAATATCTAATTTATCATTGTCCAGAAATTCTTTCAGCCAATGTGTTGGATGCTCCGGATTGCAGGATCCATCAAAACACGAATACGGTTTATCCAGACGGGATTTTAACATCTGGAACACTTCTTTGTTCCACTTAGTAACCTCATCGCCATAACAATATTTGATGCTGGAACCCTGGATCTTCGCCACCTGACTGACCTTTTCAGCTCCCAGGCAATACACCTCTTCACCACAGATATGCGCCACATTCCGGTTATTGATCTGTCCGATCAGCTTGTCTGTATAGATTTCACGCATTGGCTGTAGCACATTTCGCTCAATCGATCCTTTGGATACACCAAGAATAACATTGAGTCCCGGTTTACCAGTTCTTTCCCGAATACGAAAAGGAACCACAAAAGCTGTATCAACGTAGGATTTCCCGGAACGTACGGCCCCAGATTTGATATTCCATCTATGAGTTGCGTTCACAATATACTCATTCTGTTTCTTGCTTAACTGCATTATCCCGCACCTCTTTCAGGATCTGATCCAGCCGATCAAGCGCTTCATCATTCTCATTTTCACCAGTAATGGCTTCTTTCCTTGCCTTGATCAACTCTGTATCTGCTTTCTTGTTCTCCAGATCTTCCTCGGCTCTAGCACTTTGTCCGGCATACTGCGCCACAAAATACGCAGCCTTTGTATTTCCTGCCATTGCTTCCTTGATCTGCGCCATAAGCAAAGCCGATTCCAGAGTACATTCAACACCAAGTGACTCTAAAACCGGCTTCCATTCTTCGTTATCTATTTTGGCGGTAAGAAGCAGGTTTAAGGTCTTCCGGAAGTCTGCCTTCCTGCGTCTGACTTCACCGCTTCTTTTTCCTCCGCGAGATTGTATCTCCCGTAGTTCTTCCGTACTTCGCTTATCAAATCCTTTATCTCTTATGTTTTCATAACCTGCCACTTCACCACCTTCAATTCTGGTTTATTTTATGCATTAGAAAAGCACCCCGAAGGATGTTATAAAAACAAATTTATTTTTCTTTATTTTCTAATAATTTTATTAAATCATCCGACAGGAAATTTGTTTCTTGCTGTGTTGGAAATACATCTTTAATTTCAGCTGGTGCATCAATTGCAGAATATATTTGCATACCTTTATCCATCCAATAGCCCAATTTTTCTAATGCTTTTCCAGCTTTATCCTTTTCTTCTCCATCCTTTAACTCCCCAAGTTCCTGCTCTAATTCAGCGACACTCTTTTGAGTTAAAACCCGATTTGCCTTTTTGTACGCATCTAATACCTCTGCTGCTATTTCGTCTTTTATTTCAACAGATCTCAATGCCTCTTCCTGCATTTTAACAGTTGTCATATGAGATTTTATTTTTATTGCAGCATCAACAATTTTAGCCAAATTAGTCATTATTGTTGTAGCACCCACTCCAACAATAATAAATGTCAACCACGTAGATCCAACATCAATCGATCCATACTTTATTTGTCCATCTTTATCATTCAAATATGGACACTGTTTCATTACAAAATCCAAGTCCTCCATGCACTTAGAAAACTCTCCCAAATCATCAAATTCCGGCATTTTTATGTCAAATCCATAATCCTCATCAATTACTTTCTTCGGATTTATGGTTTCATACATATCAATAACCGTTTCCATTGCCACAATAAGTTTTCCTCTCGCAGCCACGAATCTATCCTTCACCGTCCCTGATATATCAAATTCATCTTGATCTCGATATACTACAGGAATTGCTTCATATACTTCTCTTGCGGGCGTTCTTAATGGTTTCATTTTAGCAAGCTCGTTTAACACCTTGCTCCTTTCCGCCCAAGACTTTATGGACCATGTTGCCTCCCTAGCAGTTGTTTTATTGGTAACTTTCATGTTTTTAACATATTCAATATGCTTTTTACAGGTATAATACATTCCATATAACCTCATTGTCTTTTCCTCCGCTCATATAAAACCTATCCCCATAATACCTCTTTTTTCGACATTACGCAACGAAAAAGACACCCAGCAATACCAGGTGTCTCTTCATGGTTTTAAATATCAGAGGAGGAACCATCAAAAATGTCTTACCTTGTTACATTTCATCAATTCCAGTTTATACTCTATCACTTTTTATCGGGACATTGGGGGACATTTTCAAAATATCTTTGAATTTTTTTCTTGATATTCTCGTCCGTGTACCGGATCCGGCGCTTCGGGAACATTTTGTTCATCTGATCTGCAACCTTTGGATACGATAAGTCATCCAGAAAATACAGCCGGAAGATAATCCGCAGTTCACTCTTCTCAATGGATTCTATGTACTCTTCCACCTGAATTGTCATTTCCAGAAGTTCTTCCTCCAGCTCCTCAAGCCTTCTGTTCCGCTTTTTCAGCAGCTGTTCTTTTCTGGAGATCACACCAACCGGTCTGCCAGTGATCTTCACCATGCCAAGTGTCTTCTTGCCCTTCTTACCACATGATACCGAATCCACAACAATTTGTCCATGCAGTTTATCCAATTCTTTCTGGATTTTTTCAATTCTCTGGCGCAGATCCTTAATCTCTTCTTTCATATCTGCGTACTCAATCAAAATGCCCTTGTCCACCGGTATCCACCTCCGCTGTAATGTCATACTTCTTTGCCAGATATTCTGCAACGCTTACGCTCTGGTAAGCCGGTCGCTTAAATCTCTCCAACGCCTTTGCATCATGCCGGCTCTCCAACTCTTCATAATGCTGCTGCCTGTCCCGCCGCTGTTCTTTTCTGCTTCGTTTCTCCTGCAAATTATCACCTTCTATCCATCATCACTCTAATATAGCCGGAATGCAAAACGCCCATAAGCACCACGCCGATCCCGTCCATTTCATTGCTATCAGAATGGTTATAGCTGTTATCATCCAGATACAAATCTTTTTTACCGCATACATTGTGTATTTATCCTCTTCCATTTATCCCTTATACCTTTCCGGAAGCGGCATCCACGCCACAACCTTATACGGTTCTCCCTGTTCATCGAACCAGACACCTGTCTGGGAATAATACAGCGTTGTTGCCTTGTCAGCTCCCTCGATCGTAACCAGGAACTCCGCTGCATACGCACTTCTGACATATGATTCTATGAACTCCCGCTGATTCGGAAGACGTTCTGTTGTTGGAATCCATCTATTGCCCATTTCTTTGCACCTCCATCAACTTTCTGATCAACGCAGTCTGGTTTGTTTTGCAATTATGCAGATGCTTATATCCCGGTTCAAGCAGATACTCTACAGTCAGCGTTCCTTCTGGTTCTCCCGGAACATAGATGTATGTTCTTTCATAAGGAAAATCCGCCTGGCCACATTGACTAACTATTCTCATTTTTCTCTCCTTTCAACGTCCCAAGCACATTCACACCAACTTCTCTTTCCAACTCCTTATTCATCAGCTGAAAATATTCCTCGTCCTTCTGTGCAAAATGCATCTGGTGTAAAACAAATTCCAAATATTTCAAAACTCCTTTTCTCTTGCAATGATAGTTCCGGTACAGGTAATCTACGCTGATCAGCAGAAAACAGTTCATTGCCTCTGCTGTGTGTTTATCCAATTCCTTCTGGCGTTCCTTTTGGAACTCCGGACTATCCATGATCTCTTTTATCTGCTTTCGGAGCTTGTATTTCTTTAGCTGCTTATCTGCCCAACTCATTCATAAAATCCTTTCATCTTCCGCTTTGACACTGCATCGCCCTTTTGATACACACTGCACTCTTCCACGGAGCATCCTCTGCTGTGCCCTGTTATCTCGATATAGGAACAGCCGGCTCCCTTCGCATTATATCCTGTCGTCCGGAACATGCAGGTTTTACATTTGTGCCGGTCCGCATTACTGGCTGTCTTATTTTCCGGCTTTGGTTTCTTGCACTTATCCGGATTCAGCCAGGAATACACGGTACTATATTTTGCATCGATCATTCTTGCGATCTCCGCAGCACCTTTTCCTTCTTTCGCCAGTTCCAATGCTTTCTCCCTTTTATTTTCTGCCGGAATCACAACCGAATCTGGCTCTGTGAGGGGGGGGGGGTACTTCCGTCCTTCTCCGTTGTCCCTGCCGGTTCTACTTCTCTGTTACAGTCATCTATTCTCTTCTGATCTACCATTTCAGCTACTTCCTGTGCAAATTCTGGATTGTGATATCCTGGAACGTTTACCAGAAAATGATTTTCTTCCTGTTCCAGAATGTCTGACAGTAATCTGACATCCATACTTCCATCATCCCTTGTCCATAATACCGTCACTGGTTTACCTTTTATGTAGTCTGCCAATGCCTCTTTCAATGTCTTTTCTATCAGCATGATCAATCCTCCTACTTCCCACGCTTAATAATCTTCCGTTTCTTCCTGTTCCCAATTCTCAGAAACGTACTACGTTTCCCATTCTTCTTTTTCATCGCTGCATCAACTTCCTTGTAAGATCTGTCATGTCCTCATATTCACGCTCTTCAAAATTCTTAAACTTTCCCTGTTTCTCTGGCTGCTTCTTTGTTTTTGGCCTTCTCTTGCTTTGAACAGGATATAAATTCTTCCATCCACCAGCTGCAGCTTTATTCAGGATTGCTTTCTGTTCAGCCAGATCAGAGGACAATGATAATAAATCCTCTCTCAAAGCATTTACCTGCTCTTCAGAGATCTCTCCCCAGTTCTGTGATCGGACAAGGAGATAGAACTGAAAAGCTGATTCAAGGGAAGAATCGCTGAAAGCGCCCTTATATATATCCTTTTTATTTACTTTACTTTCCTTTCTATAAAGCGAATCCTCATTTGTCCCTTGCACATCATCATTTGTCGGTTGCATATCCGAAAATAAGCTGACTTTAACTAGGCCTTTGCATTCTTCGGGTTTCAAAAGCCAATACTCACCATATACTGTTTTACTCCGCCGCTCGGATAGTACCGCCCAAAAACGACGCTGGATACCTCTACTGGTCAAGATCCCCCACCTGTCAAATAACCCTTTGTCAAAAAGATCCACTTGCAGGCAGTAATCCACAGTCTCTTTTACTGTACCGGAACCGATGCCGCCGCCCATCCGCCTTGCTGTCGTTGCACAGTCGTCATAGCCCCATTCGTAGAAATACCCGTTTACTTTATATGCCCTCTGACACAAAAAGAAGTAAATCCCGAATCCCTTCCATCCTTTTGCATCAAGAAGTTTGTCTATCTTCTTATCGCCATCGAATATGTCAACCGACCATCCGGAATAATCAATTCCTTGTTTTGGTCGTCCTGCCACTTCTTACATTTCCTTCCTTTTTATCCGGTATACTCCTCAACTGTCACATCCAGTCCTTCTACTGCCGAATAACATTTCTTTGCCTGGACCAGTGCGATCTGCGTATCATCATGATAAGCAACACCGTTCAGTGCATCTGCTACCACCTTCACAATATTGTCCATATCCGGTTTCTTCAGCGGCAGCTCTCTTCCCTCTAGCATATCAAGCTTCCTTTTCTTCGATACGCTCTTTGGCGGAAGATACCTTGCAATAATCCGGAGCGTCACAGGCTTTTCTCTTTCCAGGAACGCTCCCTTTGCCATCTGCAGATACCGATCCTTGATGAAGTTCTCATACAGAACCGTGTTATCCGGTGTGGTGGAACAGTGCTTCTTTGTCGATACATTATAATATGTCCGCGCCCTGGCTTTTCCCTGCGGCTTGCCCGGAACTGTAAACATCACTGATGCCATTTTTTGTCCTTTCTGCCGGCACTTATACAACAGATGCTTATAAGTGCCGGCTTGCTTTCTTGTTATCAGGTTGCGTGTGATATATTATTTTTAAGGAGATGTCATAAATCTATCCAAAAAATGATGCCTCAATCCCCTTCGGATCCGGCTGCTGTGTTCCTGGCGCTGCCGGCTGGTCTTCCTGGACCTCCTGTAACTCCTGATCGGATACCACTCCATCATCTTCCGCCTTCACTGCATCCACATATTCTGTCTTTCCGTCCTCATGGATCACTGCCATATCCTTATCAATGGCATTCTGAAGATCAATACTCATGATTCCCCATTTGCTGATCAGCTGACGGAGCATGGTTTTCAGTGCCATTCCGTCAAAATCCTTAAACCAGAATGAAGAATACTTCCACATATCCTTTTCCGGAATCTTGCCCTGTTCCAGTAATTCCAGAGATTTTGCTCCACCGTTTTTGTAAAACGCAAAAGAATACTTCTCAGCGTGTGCAAGCATTTTCTTCTTTGACCAGTACAAAGTCTTCCGGAAACCATTCTCATACTCGAACATTGCGAAGTATCCCATGGTCGGAGCTTCCTCCCGGAGGATATCATCATCAATCAGATTAACCTCCACTTCTTCATCCAGAGGATCATACCGGACAAGCTCCCCTTCTTTGATTGCAAGCACATTGAGCTTTTTGTAGTAACCGGAACGGATTGCCAGCTGAATATATCCTTTATAGCCAAGCTGGAACTGTGCTTCCTTGCAGCCTTTCTTCTTATTATCGAACGGGACCATATAAAACTGTCCAAGCTGCGGGGACGGCGAAAGATTCAGTGCCTCTCCGAGTAATGCAGCGTTTACAATACTAGGGCTTGTACACTCCTGCAATGCCGGTGTGCTCTGCACTGCACTTACGATACTGGAAATAAATCTTGTCCCGTTCTTTCCACCAACCACCTGATTGATCTGCTTCTTTACTGCATCGTTCTGCAGGTAAACTGATAACTTCATTGACTGGTCCTGTCTTGCCAGACTGTTATTTACTGCCATATCTTATTCCACCTTTCCGAATCGAATCTGATTCTTTAACATATATTCACGGAGCGCCATGATCTGCTCCCTGGTTCCCCATACACGGAAATCCAACTGGAATACCGGCTCTTCCTCTTCCGGAATTGAAACTGCTTCCTCTTCCGGTACAGATCCGGATGCTGCTTCCTTCTCTGCTGCAGGTTCTTCCTTTTGTTCAGCTGCAGTCTGCTGCTTCGCTGCCTCTTCCGCTTCCCTTGCTTTCCGCTCGGCCTCCATGCGTTCTGCTTCCAGCTTTCTCTTCTGGATATCGGCAAGCCTCTGTCCTTCCTGGATTGCCTGGTTCATATCCAGTGTCTTCCGGTAAACTTCCATTGCTTCAAACTTAAACTCCGGAAGCTTGCTGATCGTCACCACATCCGTACCGATCTGGTACATCCGGCTCTTCATCTGCTCTTCAATCTTTGGCAGCGTAACCGTTGCATTCAGCCACTTTTCATCCCAGATCATGTCCAGCTTCACAAAGCTCTGGAATCCGATGGACGCAAACAGTTCTTCAATCTCTTCCCGTTTTGCAGCCTTGCGGCGTTCATCAATCTCTCTAATCTGGGAGTCAATCAGTCCGATCGGTTCATCGATCAGAGCTGTGATTTCCTTGACCTGCTGCTCAAACTTGGTGTACGGCTCCATGCAGATCTTCTTGACACGTTTCCGCTCATCCTCAAAAGCTTTCTTGAGCTTGTTCAGATCTGCCCGATCCGCTTTCATGTCCTTGAGCGAATCCTCTGTGTAGGCGATCGTCTTATAGTCCTTTACCTTCTCAGCAATCGCAGCCTTTAATTCCTCGTTGTTCCACAGGATCTGCTCTGTCAGCCAGCTTTCCTGCGGATTTGTAATCCGTAATTCCATACGCTCCTCCTTCTTTTTTAGATCTCCGGAAGTATCAGCGGCGGTTTCCGTCCGCTTTCCACATACTTCCAAAATTTCATTTCTTCATCCTGCAGATAATCCAGATCAGCCTGGACTTCTGCTCTTTCAATAAAATAATGCTTCACCTGTGTCCGGACATCTGTTCCCCAGTTGCTCCGCAAATGCGCCCGGAGAACAACAAACTCATATCCGGTAACAAGCAGATAATGCAGCACCTGAATGTAATAATTATCCGGGATCCGGTCCTTCCATTTCTCATATTGCATAGATTGCAGAATGTTGGTGGTCTTAATCTCCAGAATCCCTTTCCGGCCGTCCTGATCAACCAACTCCCCATCCAGAGAAGCCTGCATGAACGGATACTCCAGACTCTGCAAGATCCGGAATTCATGGTGCGCAACCTGATACTGTGGATAATCCAGGCGGAACAGCTCCCTGATGAACTGCTCCGCCTCTTTCCCATAGATTACATAAGGCTTTTCTGAAATGTCTGGTGCAATCCTTCTGCCGGTCTTTTCTTCAAACAGCTCAATGTTTGTTTTGTATGGGTTCTTTCCAACCACAGCACTTGCATCACTTCCGCCGATTCCGTTTAACCGCCCCTTCAGCCAGGCTTTTTCATCTTCAAAATCATAAATTTTATAAGGTTCCATCTTTTCCTCACGCTTTTCATATGATGATATATGTATGTTCTGTTCCGTCTATATGCTGTTCTGCCACTTCTACCGCTTCCTCGTAATAACCGAACAAGCCGTAGATCCGCCCATCAGAGCACCGAATAATCAATGGTTTCTTTTCCATTATCACGCCCCCTTTAGGTACACATCTTCCTCTAAAGTGGCAGATTTTTCAGAAGCATCATCACTTTACCCATTGCTGCCATCGCTTCCTGTGTGATTTCTTCATCTGTTGCAAAGCCAAGCCTTACCGCCTGTTCAACGAGTTCTTTTGTTTCAGCTTCGCTATAGTCTCTTTTCTCAACCATTGTTGTTCTAATGCTTCGGATAATACATGCCAGATCCGTCATTATATCCGGAACCCCATCCACTGCCTTAATTTCACACATTCCATTTTCAACTTTGATCATATTGACTTTCTCCTCCGACTTTCCTATAATTTAGTTGAGTTTTTTGTTATGTGCGCCACTGGAAGTTGCCGCTTCCGGGCGCATTTTTATTGTCCGGATGTTCTTATCATCCAAACGGTCCGCAAAGTTTTGCAGATAAGCGATTGCCATTCTTTTATGATAGTCCGCTGTCTTATCTGTTCGTTCTAAGCTTTCCAGTGTGGCTATCATCTTATCGATCTCGCCTACTCTGATGCTCTTACGCTGCTTCTCTTCTGGCATGCTCCCTCGCCTCCCTTATCTTTCTTTTCCTGTGCCGATATTCCAACATCCGGAAGTATTCCAGCGCATACGCTCCAACCGCAAACACTGCAAGTCCAAGAGCTTCATACAGGTAAAACAACTCCTGTTGTTCTACCGAGCACCCACCAACCATGCACATAAATCCAAATACAATCGCTGTTTTGCTTAATATCTTTGCAATCTTATAAAACATCTCTCATCCCTCCTTTGCTTGTCCAACTGGTACCGCTTACGCGGTTTTCTCAATGGTATATGTAATTTTCACTTTTTCCTGTTCTTCCAATAAAGAAATCATCACCTGTATGATTTTTTTGATATCGGGTTTCATGCTTATCACCTACTTTCTATTGAAGTTTATGCGGTGCAGGTTGTACTTGTTGATTTGTCCTACTTATTTCCACCTCTTCTTAAGCATCTATCACCGCAAATATGGAAGAAGTCCCTTTGATTTTTATGGTTATCTCTGTATTACCATCACCATAATTTGTAACCTTGTAATCATCAATTTCCGCTTCTTTCCCCGGTACCCCTAAAAAATTACGACCCTCGATTTTACGGACGTATATCTTGTCCATTTCTTCTTTTTCCATCGAGCATACCACCTCCCTTATTGAATCTTTCCTGAATCTCATCTATACTTTTGAATACAGGCACCGCCATGCCAAATATTTATGGAAGGAGATATACACATGAATTCCAACTGGCACGCACAAATGATGGTTGATGAAATCAACAAACAAAGTGAACGTGATGCTCTTTTAAAAGAAACTCATGATACACTTTTAAAGATGCAGGAAGATTCCAAAAAAGAATCCGCTATAGAATCTAAACGTTTTATAATTCAGACCGTTCTTTCTGTAGCCTCTCTAATTGTTGCTGCAATTGCTGCTGTTGCATCCATAATTGCTTTGCTGTAATAATTATGGATATCTGATTGATAGCCGTTAAAAATGCGGCTATCGATACTGCTACGATCGATATTTTTTCAGCCATCTCATCACCTCTTCTCCTTGAAATCTCCGATGGAAACAGCACAATCTTTTATACTAACCGCTTTCATTTGTGATGCGGCACCTATGTATTGAATTGTATATTCTTCGACTTCCCTCATACACTTTCCACATGTCGGACAGTAATTAGCTTCTTCTGGAAGTTCTGTGAAGCATGTTGGGCAAATTCTTTTCATCTCATATCACCTCACTTTCTTCATTCGCTGCTTTCATCTGTTGCAAACAGATAATCTAATTGCAACGGGTACTCAGAATCGTTAAGCTCTTTCACTGTTCGAAATGCATCTTCTGTCATTTCCTCTTGCAAGAGTTTTGTTAATTTCTCGCTTGTTTTGCATGCAGAAACTAAATCAAATATCAGTTCACTGAACTTCTTTTCATCAGTAATTGCTCTGATAATATCGAATTTTTTTCATTTCTCTACCTCTCTTGTTAATTGAAACTATTCCTGCATTGTGATAATATTTTTTTAATCACATATGAAAGGAATATTTTTTAATGAATACAATCAGTTCTTTGTTTACTCGAGAAAACATCAATTTTTCTATTGCTATAATCAGCTTTATTCTTTCTGTTTATAATTTTGCTCATGAAAAATTGCAAAATCGAATGAAATTAAACATTACATATAAAAATCATTTCATAGCAGAGCATGACCACAAAAGTATTACTATCTCGCTTGCCTTCGAGAACCTTGTAAAAAATCCAATTTCAATCTCCAGAATCTATCTCTGTGTTGATGATGAAAAATATGATTTCTATTGGATTCCACAATTTGTCTTGCGTGCTACTCGCCAAACAAACGGAGAGGTAACTGACGAAATCAATGTCCATTCTATTCCTCTTCCATTTACCATAGAGGGCTATGGTGTTGTTGGTGGCTTTTTCTTCACTAAAGCTCCACAATCTGTATATGACTTAGAAAATGCAAATACTTCTTTACTGGTTTACAGCAACAAAGGAATAAAAACTTATCCTATTCTCATGAACAACACTTCTCGCGAGGGATAATTTAATTTTTCCACCGTTCGATAATGGTTGCAATTCCCAGAACAATTGAAGCAATTCCCAAAATCAAGGTAATTCCGCTTATATCCATTTATACTTCACCTCACTTTCTTATTTTGAAGTTGAGTTTTCTTAACTTCATGTGTAAAAAAATATGCATGAATATCAGTATTTGGAATTTCAAGTATAGATATGGCGTTTTCCATTTCTTCCTGTCCCCAATCAACAACATTATTCAACTTGTTACTGACTGAAACTTCTGACAATCCCAGCTTTTTTGAAAATTCAGACTGCGTTCCAAATTTTTCTTTTATGCGCCCTCTCAATTTCCTATAATCGTAGTTGCAAGACATGTCATCATCTCCTTTCGGTTGAGTTTTTCTCGGCTACAGATAGAATAGCATTTGTTTTTCGTATTGTCAACATGCTTTTTAAGTTTTTCTCAATTTTATTAAATTATTATTGATATTTTCTCAGCTATGATTTATAATCAAATTTAAAGAAAGCTTTAATCAGTGGAGGTGAAGATATTGGAAAAAGCAGAAATTAAAGACCGAATCAGAGAAGCTATGGAATTAAGAGAATTAACACAGTCAGAGCTTTCAGAAAAAGCAAAAATAGATAAAGGTCAGCTTAGTTCATATTTATCTGGAAAGTATAAACCCCGGCAAAGGAATATCGAAGCGCTTGCAAAAACACTTAATGTTGATGAAGCATGGCTCATGGGCTTTGATTCTCCAATGGAGCCTCAATTAGCCAATGAAAATCAATTTAATTCAGATGATGAACGCACTTTAATTCTTTCCTATAGAAAATTAAACGATAAGAATAAGAAAAAATGCTATATCTACACAAATACTCTTCTTACAAATCAGCAGATGGAGGAGGAGCTCATAGTGAATGCAGCCCACAAGTATACCGATGTAGATGCAACTGACGAAATGAAACAACATGCCGATGATATCATGAACAATCCAAGCGAATGGGAGTGATTTAATGACATATGAAGAACTGCTGAATATTTCAGAAACCGAAAATCTGATAGTGAAAGAAAAGAATATTCCGGGATACGGCGGACGAATATACAAGAACCGAATCGCCATCCACCAAGGAATCGACACGTCCATCGAAAAAGCATGTGTTCTTGCTGAAGAACTCGGGCATTACTATACTACTGTCGGAGATATCTTAGATCAGTCTAAACCAGAGAACCGAAAACAGGAACGTCAGGCAAGACTCTGGGCGTACAACAAGCAGATCGGTCTGATCGGACTGGTGCGAGCCTTTGAGCATGGCTGTCAGAACCGGTTTGAAATCGCTGAATACCTGGAAGTGACAGAAGAATTTCTGGAAGAATGTATTGAATGTTACAGGAATAAGTACGGGATTTGTAAGCGGTTAGATAATTATGTGGTGTATTTTATACCGCAGTTGTCGATGATGAAATTGGTATAACCGCATATGTGATTATATAGAACCACTTTATATGAGGAGGAAAAATTATGAAAAAGAAACTTGTAGCATTGATTCTGATCGGAAGCATGGCACTGTCGTTTACAGCCTGTGGCAATAGCTCCGATTCATCAAAAGGAACAAAAGAATCATCCAAGAAGACAGAAGCATCTGCCGAAACTCCAAAAGAGGAAGCAAAGGAAGAAGTCAAAGAACCTGTCGTGCTGACTGGAAAATGGGAATATAAAGACGATGACGGTACTTGGATGCAGGCAGATATTACAGAGGATACCATCACAATAAACTGGATTATGGATGAGGGAAATACAACTGCTGTTTACTGGGTTGGAACCTATACTGCTCCTACAGAATATTCTGAAGAATATACTTGGACATCTACCAGAGACAAAGAAGCAACCGATTCCGCTCTTCTCGCCTCTCTGGACGATACAAAAGAGTTTTCTTATTCCGATTCAAGCAAGCAGATTACCTATCAGGTAACAGTTTCCGGAATAACAAAAACTATAACCCTTGATCAGATAGAATAATATAAATAAAAGAACCGCTCCTGCGCCAACAGGAACGGTCGAGCGATGAAACATATGCCAATATGTTTCTAATTAAGTTCTCCGAAGAGATACCCAATTCCAAATAATATTGTATCATCTTCGGAGCAGCCGCGCAAGAGAACAAAAGTTCTCTGGCTGTTATTTTTATACTCATTTTTACGTATATTGAAGAGAAAGGTGATATAATATGCCAAGTAAAATTGAACGCTGCGCCATTTACATCCGTGTGTCTACCGCTGAACAGATGATGCACGGTAAATCCCTGGAAGCACAAAAGCAGTACCTGACCAATTACGCCAAAGAACATAATATGACCGTTGCTGGAGTTTATGCTGACGAGGGTAAAACTGCCCGTAAAGAATTAAAAAAGAGAAAAGCTATCCATTCACTCCTCGAAGATGTAAAAGCCGGAAAAATTGATGTGATCATCTTCTGGCGGATTGACAGATGGTTCCGTAACCTGTCTGATTTTTACAAGGTACAGGAAGTCTTGGACGATAATAACGTCCATTGGATCAGCACCAGTGAACCCGGAATCAATATGGAAACCAGAGACGGACGGTTGCAGCTGAATGTAGTCCTGTCTATCGGTCAGAATGAGGTCGATACCACCAGCGAACGTATCAAATTCGTAAATGAAGCATCTATCCGTCAGGGAAAGCTGATCTTCGGCGATGTGAATATGGGGTACGGCTACAAATCTGGAATCATTGACGGCGTAAAACGCATGGTAAAAGATCCTGATCGAGAAGACACTGTAAATGCTTTTTATCGTTTTTTCTTTAAGCACCATGCAAAAGGGCTTTCCATGCGCTATATTCAGGAAAATTATGATCCGGATTTTACATGGGCGAATATGCGAACACTGCTGTCGAGTGAATTTTACAAAGGAACCTATCGCGGAATTCCATACTGTCCTGCTTACCTGACAGAATCCGAATGGAATAATCTGCAGGAAATACAGAACGCAAATGTTAAGCGTGCTCCTTCTGGCCGGATTTATCTTTTCAGCGGCATGATAAATTGTCCGATCTGTGGACGCAGGCTTAGCGCAAGAGGCGGTTCGTCCATTATCAACAGGAAAACCGGTGCCAAAAAAGTATACTGCTATTACCGATGCAACAAAGCTTTTATTGATCATAAATGTTCTTACAGACATATGGTTAGTCAGAATCTTATAGAACGATACCTGATTGATCATCTGGAATACGAATACAATAAATTTAAAATAAAATGTGAAAAAATTGAAAAGGAACAAGAAAAAAAGAAGAAAATTCAGACTCCGGAAAAGCTCCAGAAAGAATTAGAACGATTAAATCTTCTCTTCCAGAAAGGAAGAATCGAATGGGATTATTACAGCAAAGAATATGATCGGATTGAAAACGAACTGAATGAATTGTTAAATGCGGCTCCGGAATTAGAACCTGATTATGCTTATCTGGAAGAGCTGCTGAATACAGACTTTAGAACAATGTACTACAATTTAACCCAAGAAAACCGCAGAGCTTTCTGGCACTCCATTATCCGGGAGATTCACCTGAATACTGATCATACCGTTGACTCTGTTGATTTCTTATAGCGTCTTGTACTAACTGGTTGACTCCGTTTGGGGTAGTCTAGTTAGTACAAGACAATATTTATTATTTCACTCGGAGTTTCT